CTAGTTCAACTGGATAGAGCACCGGGCTACGAACCCGTGAGGTTGGGGATTCGAATTCCTCGGGGCGCACCAATTTTAGGAGTATTAAATATGAGTGATGGTGGTAAAGGTTCAAATCCTCGACCATATAGTGTATCACAAGAGCAATTTGCTAATAATTGGGATGCAATATTTGGTAAGGATAAGAAATCGAAACAAGAGAAGGCTCTTGATGAGTTGGCTCGAATTTCGGATGAGTTGGGACTCCACTATGATGATGTGGAGAATCCATTAGTAAAGAAATAATATCTCAGTAGTGTAATGGCAGCACAACGATCTCCAAAATCGTTTGTGAGGGTTCGAGTCCTTCCTGGGATGCCAATAAAGGATTGATATGAAAAATTTCGACATAGAAAAAGTTAAGGAATTCTTGTCAGCACAAGGACCAGATACTAAAGTTTATTTGGGTGCAGACTCAGAAAGAATTCGTGTAAATGGTGTTTGGTATGCAGATTATGCCTTGGCTGTCGTAGTTCATATTGATGGCCGCCATGGTTGTAAAATCTTTGGTTACGTTGAACGTGAACTTGATTATGACCACAAAAAATCCAAACCTGCTATGCGTCTGATGTCAGAAGTATACAAGGTTTCAGAATTGTTCCAAAACCTCCAGGACGTTCTGGAAGACCGTCATGTAGAAGTGCACCTAGACTTGAACAAACAAGACATCCATGGTTCATCCTGTGTTGTCCATCAAGCAATTGGATATATAAAAGGCACTTGTAACATGACACCAATGGTTAAACCAGATGCTCCAGCAGCATCATTCTGTGCAGACCGTTTGAAACGGATTCTTGCTGAACAGGAATTGGCTGAAGCGTAATAGTTCCGGGTTTGTTTACCCCGAGGATGACACGGCGGTTTCGGTGAGATTTAGTTCTCATCGACTCAGGGAGCCTAACGTAAACAATATGCGGGTATGATGTAAAGGTAGCCTGTGACCTTGCCAAGGTTAGTGTGAGAGTTCGATTCTCTCTACCCGCTCCAGTTTTTAGAATAGTCCGGCACGGACCGAAAGGCCGCACCGACCGAAAGGCCGCACCGACCGAAAGGCCGCACCAAGTATAGCTGGAATTTACCAGTGAACCGGAAAGGAACAGCCGGGTACGGACGTCACGAGGATAATAAGTCCTCACCTATTCAATAAGTTTTTGGGATCTTCACGGAATCGAAAACTTATACTGATTCTGGCCTGATCTGTATCATTACACACCTGATGTGGTATTTGATTATCAAACAAGACAGGTGTAGATAAATCAAATTCAGCCACTTGTGTAAATGTAGCTGATGTGTCATATTTCCAATAATTTAATCCTGAAGGTGTTTTGGACAATATTGGCTCCATATCACAGGTATACATTTTTGTTCGAGGTAAAGCACAATTCTGTATATCAAAATTTAAAGCCAAAGGATTGTTGATCTTATTGATAAAATCAATGTGACAATCTTGAATTGTGTTTGGCGGTACAATGATTATTCCGATTGATCGAACGTTTAGTTTTTTACTATCAAACCAGTCCTTTATTAAAGGACATTTTTCTAATAGTTCCTGGTGTTGAACTTCATGGAATCCATGAACACGACCAGCAATAAAATTATTGACATACGGCCTTAACTGTGATACAATCTGGTCGTATCCATCAACATTTATATGTGAAAAGTAAAATTTAGTCATAGCAATATTTATGGTGGTTATAGTGTAGTGGAAGCACCCGACTCTGTGAAAGTCGTAGTATGGGATCGTTACCCATTAATCACCCCAAATTTGCCTGGTTGCGTAGAGAGGTTATACGTCTCCTTTACACGGAGAGCGATGTAGGTTCGAGTCCTACACCAGGTACCAAATTCGCTCTAACACACGGCGTACAATGAGATAAGTGGTGTGTTCTCGCTCTCATAGTATAATGGTATTACACATCCTTGGTAAGGATGAGAACCAGGCTCGTTTCCTGGTGGGAGCACCATATGAAAGCATTCTAAACTGGACGCAGGTTCTGTGAAGTAAGACCTCGGGGTAATTGCCGAGAAGGTATGGAGAATAAGAATGCTTCCATATGGTAAATGCAACTCTAGCTGATGTTAGATTTATGTCCTCGTTTTGCGTGTGATAATTTCATAGCTTCAGACATAGTTTTTTTGTATTTTTCTGTTCTTGGTTTTTGAATTCTAGCTTTTGCCTTTTCAGAAATAGATTTTCTGCCGCTTGCAGTTATTGGTGACGGCATAGATTTTAATGTGTTTCGTATTTTATCTTTAGTTTCTTGTGTATGCTTAGTTCCCAATTTTTTATTTCTAAGCATTTCACCGAATTCTATTTTTATAGAATCGAATAATCTACTATTCATATATCTTTGCTGTTTATCGGTTTTGCCTTTCATTAACATAAAAGCGTGTAACATTTTATAACGATTTGAACCTGTTGTCATTTTCGTTAACAACAAGTGGCATATAAAATGCTCTCTTGCTGTTAATTTTACTAAATTTTCTTTGGTGTCATTTCCACCAAAAGATTTGGGTATTATGTGGTGTCGTTCAAGATATCCTACATTGTTATTTCTTAATTTGGCATTTTTTATTATAGAAAAATACCAGTTTTTATACTTAGAGTTATTAAACATATTTTACCTTATGTGGTTTGATATATTTATAAATTTTAAATTTTTTGGGGGGTGAGCTAGTCTGGTGATTTCAGCGACTGCCTGAAGAGCAGTAGAACTAGGTTCGATTCCTAGACCTCCCACCAAGATTATGCCTGAGTGATGGAATTGGTATACGTGCTTGATTCAAAATCAAGATTCTGTGGGTTCAAGTCCCACCTTAGGCACCAATAAAGAATACACTTAACTTATGCGGATGTAGCCGAATTGGTATAGGCAACAGACTTAAACCCTGTAATCTGCGAGTTCGAGTCTCGCCTTCCGCACCATATATATACATGTAGCAGGCTGGTGAAATGGTATCACAGAGGACTCATAATCCTCAATTCCTAGTTCGACTCTAGGGCACTGCAACCAATTACTGCGGGGTTCGTATAGTGGTAATACCTTAGCCTTCCAAGCTAAAGCGAGGAGTTCGATTCTCCTACCCCGCTCCACTTATTTTGTAAGTTCATGGAACAAAACTGTTCCAAACGGTACTATCACACACAACAACGAAAAAAATAATAAACAAGTCACTATCATTTCACCTTGTTCTTTTTTTCTTTTTCGTTCATATTCTTCCTGCTCTCTTTGCGCCTTGGCCCTTTCTTTAGCCAACTCAATTCTTTGGCGCATCATGTCTTGATATACTTCACCATTTCCGCTGTAGATTAGTATATCTTTTAGTTCTTTTTCATTGTCTCTAAATGTTTTGGCCGCAAAGGCAATCTCAAGTGCCATCTTGTAGATTTCAGCATTGGACCTTGTTGCTTTTTCAGTTCTTATTTTGTTTGTTGCCATGTACACTTCTGTACTTGCACTATAGAACTTACTGAACTCACCTATTAGTTGGCCAATATCTTGTCCCAGGGCTTTCGCCTTCTTTATAGTATTCACTGCTTGTTGTGCTGTAGTTATTGCTACAGTTATACTGATAGGGTCAAACATCAATCACCTTCGTAGGTTTGTCTTTATTTCTCCATTCTAAAATTATAACTTTTGGTCATAAACATCAATCGTTCATGCTTTATTTGTTGGCTAATGGATTATCAATAGCCTTTTGAATCTTCTGGTCAACTTCCTTTTTAAGCACTTCAACTTCTTTACTGATTTCTCGTCTTGCATCGGCCATTTCTTTGCGAATAGCATTGACTTCGGAACGTGCCTTATCTAAATCCTCACGTATGTCTTTACGTGCTTGTCTCATCTCTTGGTCTGTTTCACGTTGTGAAGTTTTAACTGAACGTTCAATCTGTTCCGTTACAGATTCGTTACGGCGAATGTCATTCTTCAAATCATTCTTAATGTCTCGTGTGTAATCACCAGTCTTTTGGTTTGTTTCTTCAATCACAGCCAATCGTTTGTCAAATTCGGACAAATCTGGTGCAGAATACTCAGAAATCTTCTTCTTCATTGTCTGATAGTCTTTATAAACCTCAAACGCACCATACAAACCACCAAGAGTAGAAGAAACGATTGTAAATGCAACCATCAATTTTGCTGGAGTAAACTCATAACCACCAATACTGATTACAGTATCTTTACTTGCATACTTCTTAGCGGCCGCTTCAAGTTCATCAACTTTTGCATTCACATCTTTGATTTCTTCCGTCATCTAATACTCCATTTATTTTTCAAACTTTAAGGATCTCAAGTTGTTCAATTCACTTTCTAACTTTTGAATTTCAATTCTTCTCTTTTCCAATTCAAGTTGATATAAAATATCACAATCAACTCTTCCCTTAGGCATACCAATTGGTATAACTATTCTACCATAAACACCAACATTTTTTGATTGTGGGTTTGTACTTGGGTCGGTTGAAATTGTTGTGGTTGATGTTGTCGTATTATTGTTACTCAGAACACCAACAACACCAAATTCAACGTTAACACCAGAACCAATGGCCATCGTACAATCTAAATCACCAGCTCTAAATCTATCTGATTGGTAATTTCCTGGTGCACTAGGAATTGCCAAATTAAGAGATCCGTTCTGTGCTTCACTTAAATTACAAAACATCAACAATGCAATAATGATATAATGTTTCATTTCACTTTTGAACAAATTTTTGAATATATTACAGTGTTCTGTAGAGCATCTTTTTTAATCTTAGATTCGGTACAAATATAAGTAACTTTTTTTACATCCTCTTTCTTAACATAAACATTAATATCTTTTGTTTGTAGATATTTCACATATATGATTTTATTTTCTGATGCAAACGGAACTCCATTCCAATCAGCATCAAAAACAGACAATTCATAATACTCAACTTCTTTCCTTTTATTAAACAACTGCATTTTTGTATACATAACTCCTTCAATAAAAGAATATTGGAAGGTTGGATATGTCGGCAAAAACTGATGAGCATTTACATACCCACTAAACATCAAAAGAAGCATAACGACATAACGAAACATAATATACCTTTTACATTTTTAAATTGCGATACAAGAAGCGGTTACAATTGCAGTATATGTTCCTGCTGGATACGCTTTGTTGTATCCGTATGTTGCAGTAGAATCTGCACTAAACCAAACAGAACCTGGAAGTTTTAGGTCAACTTCGGTTGTATTGCCAAAAACTCTTTTGTTTGTTGAATATACAGACATATTTGAATCTGAAACTCTAGCAACATTAACAACCCCTGTCCAAACAACATTGTCAGTCAATTGTGGTGATGATGAAAATGATGTTGGTGTTGTGATAGATGCTTTGTAGAAACCGCCTTGTACAACATCATAACGAACAAGAGGTTCTACGCCACCATCCGTTGGAAGTGTACTCAAAAGACCTGGTGACGGGTTACCATAAACACCAGCAGTTTCGGTATAAATTACACATCTTGAAGTAACAACACCAGTGATTGGTATATCTGTTGATGATGCTAAAATTGGCATTGCCAATAGAGCAGAAAGTAATACTTTTTTAAACATTTTTTATTTCCTTTTAGTTTTTATAATGTTACCTATTAAATTGTAAATCTACCATTTCTCCGTGCAATTTCTCTTGTGCCATTCCGAGACTTCTTGCCTTCCTAGAATCAGGCAGTTTCTTGTCAACATATTTAATTGTTTCATTATAAGTCCCACCCGGTATATTTAGTCGATATTGATCCATTCCAGGTATGTTATTCATCTTCTCCAACTGCACGGCAACCTGAGCGGCTTCTTTACTGACTATTGCATTTACGATTGTCTTCTTTTCGGCCGCCAATTTATCGTTCTTTTTTTCTTTATTTTCAGGTGGCGGTGGGTTCTTCTGTTGTTCATCTACAGGAGGTGGCGGAGCATTTAATGCATCTTTAACGTATTGATTGGATAATGGATCAATAGGTTGAGCCGCATCCATTGTTACCTTTTTCAACATGGCATCATCATAACCAGGACAACTAGGAGAACTAAGTGGGTTATTCAAACAAGTGTCATATTTGTATTGATAATATACTAAAGGATTTTGGACCTGACCTTTTCCATCAATTGAAATCTGACCATCACCCCAATATGCACTAGGAATGTTGTTTACAGGAACAACTTTAGTTATAGAATTTCCAGGTAAACCAGACCAATCATCTACACTTCTAAAAATATATCCAGTTCCTAATGCATTTTTGTTTTGTATTGAAACCGTCATGGGATCAGCAGGTTTTTTAACTGCTGTATATTGATAGATCACATCATTGATAGTTAAACCTGTTACAGAAGGAATAACATTCGTCATTGTCCAATTTAAGCCCTGTTGAGCCGCATTGGAAGTTGTATTGTTTATTATTTCAGTGTACGAGTAGCAAGAGTAAAGTAGCAATGCCACCAATACCAAACATCGTTTTAGCGTCATTACTAATTCCTTCCGGTTTTTCTTCGGTGTTTCCAGGCTGAAGTGCTTTATTTGCTTTCCACGACTCTTTAGCTTCCAAACCAATAGTTCCATCATATGGACACGGAGTTCCTGCCATCATCATCGCATCAAATACTCGTTTGTCCTGACATAGTGTGGATACGGCAGCAACTTTCATGCCCATATCATAAAGTGTTTTGGACAACTTCAATCTTTCACAGTTCATATCTTTAACTGTGGTTCCTGCTGAAATACCTAGAATTTGAGTTTGAACGGCACCTGCAACACCAACTGTACACAAATCTGAATTGGAAAAGTTCATTGTTGGTATCATTGCAGATGGTGGTGGTGATTTTACTGTAGTGACACCATTGGAGTATGAATTAACTGTACTCGTTGAGGTTGAATCTGTCACAATTGGCTGTGAGAAGGCCAAGCTACAATGTATAAATGCCAAAACCATTAAAATAAATTTTATATTCATCCATATCTCCATGTCTATTGACTTTTAATTGTCTATGCTGTACAATCAATCATAAGTATATTTATGCAAACTCAACTATTGGAGAATTTATGAAGATTATTGCTATGAAATTGGTCACCGGAGAAGATGTTCTTGGAGAAGTCCAAACAGAATCCGAAACAGAATTTGTTATTGAAAATGCGGTAGGAATTGCTGTTGTCCGTGGCCAGAACGGTCCAAATGTAGGTTTTGCACCTTTTCCACTTCATGCACCACAGGAAAAAGGTGCAACGGTTGTATTGGCTAAGAAACATGTTGTATACTCTTATGTTCCTGCCGAAGACTTTGTTGAAAATTACAAGCAAATCTTCGGTGTTGGCATCGTTCTTCCTAACAAACAAATTATTACAGGCTAATGAATTTCTATACAAACGTACAATGCTTCGGTAATTCCATTCTTTACCGAGGCGTTATGGATGGCAAAAGAGTCAAGCAAAGAATTGACTATCAGCCATCACTCTACATCCACAGCAAAAATGGCACCTACAAGTCATTAGATGGAACTCCACTACACCGCAAGAAGTTTGATGACATCAAAGAGGCTCGTGAGTACATCAAAGGCTTTACCGGTGTTGCTGGTGGTCCTAAAATCTATGGAAATACTCGATATGAGTATGCTTTCATCGGTGAACAACATCCAGGTATGGTCGAATGGGATCAAGAACATGTTACGATTGGTGTAATCGATATTGAGGTTGGTTCTGAGAATGGTTTCCCTGATCCATATTTGGCCAACGAACCAATCACCGCTATCTGTCTGAAATACATCAACGGCATGACCTTGGTCTTTGGTTGTGGTGATTATGAAGTGCAGGGCAATGAACACTATATCAAATGCAAAGATGAATGGACACTTTGCAAACAATTCCTCAAACATTGGCAAAATAACACACCAGATGTACTGACTGGCTGGAACACCAAGTTCTTCGATATTCCATATTTGATTAACCGCTTCCGTAAAATTCTCGGTGAAGATGAAGCCAAGTTGTTGTCACCGTGGAAGTTTATTGGTGAACGTAAGACTATCATTAATGGCCGTCAGATGATCGCATATGACATCATGGGTGTCGCATCACTTGATTATATTGAATTATACAGATGGTATGCTCCTGATGGTAAGTCACAAGAGTCTTATCGTTTGGATGCCATTGCTAATGCTGAGATTGGTGAAAACAAATTGTCCTATGATGAGTTCGACAACTTGCACCAACTATATCGTTTGAACTTTCAAAAGTTTATTGAGTATAACATCAAAGACGTTGAACTGATTATCAAACTGGAAGACAAACTAAAGTTATTGGAACTTGCACTGACTCTAGCATATGATACTAAGTGTAACTATGAAGATGTGTTTGCACAGACTCGTATGTGGGATGCATTGACATACAACCGGCTAATGCAAGACAACATTGTTGTTCCACCACGTGATGTACAAGACAAAGATGGTGCATTTGAAGGTGCGTATGTGAAAGAGGTTCAAGTTGGTGCTCACGATTGGGTTGCATCATTTGACTTGAACAGTTTGTATCCTCACTTGATGATGCAATACAACATCAGTCCTGAAACATTGATTGAGCCAGAAGACTACACGGATGAAATGCGTAATGTTTTGTCACAAGGTTTAAGCGTTGATAAATTGTTGCTTAAGTCAGTTGACCTATCAAATTTGCAAGGTGTGACTTTAACACCAAACGGCCAATTCTTTCGGACAGACAAACAAGGTTTCTTGCCAAAGATGATGGCTGAGATGTATGAAGATCGTAAGAAATTCAAAAAGATGATGTTGGCCGCAAAGCAGGATTATGAAAATGAAAAAGATGATTCCAAGAAGTATGACATCGAAAAGCGAATCGCAAGATTTAATAACCTACAACTTGCAAAGAAAGTTTCTCTCAATTCTGCTTATGGTGCGCTTGGTAGCCAGTATTTCCGCTTTTATGATCTCCGAATGGCTCTTGGGGTCACTACTGCTGGTCAGTTGTCTATTCGATGGATTGAAAAGAAACTGAATGAGTACATGAACAAGATATTGATGACAAGTGGTGTTGATTACGTCATTGCTTCAGATACAGATTCGATTTACTTGAAACTTGGTCCTTTGGTGAACAGTGTTTATGGTGCCGGTGGTACAGTTGCACTTCCAAAGATTAAAGTGATTGATTTCATGGATCGTGTATGTAAAAGCAAGATTGAACCATACATCGATAAATCTTATCGTGAGTTGGCTGATTACGTTCATGCGTATGCACAGAAGATGCAGATGAAACGTGAAGCACTTGCCGACAAGGGTATTTGGACTGCAAAGAAACGTTACATCATGAACGTGTATGACAATGAAGGCGTTCGTTATAATGAACCTGACCTGAAAGTCATGGGTCTTGAAATGATTAAGTCTTCTACTCCTGCGGC